GTCTTTTTTAAAAACAGTCATAAGATTTTCCATACTTAATCGATTAGAATTAGTGACATCTTTTAAGATATCTACCGACTCAAAATGAGCTTGGGAGAATCCTTTAATAAGAAGTTTCATTAAAGCATCTAAATCAACATCGGACTTCTTACTTTCTTCTTTAAACACAGTCGGAACTATGATAAAAGTATTTTGGTAAAAATAAAGTCCAAAAGTTTTTTCAGTGTGAACTAAAACTCCTAAAGGTTTATTGAATTGAGGGAGATCGTTTGCGAGTATAAGATCCAAAATATAGTTGTCGAATTTATCGGCAAACTGATATTCCACATGCTGAAACTTACCTTGTCTATAATAATCAATAAAGATAGCGGTTTCAATTCCAATTGGTCTAAAAATGTGATTCACCAAAAAGGTAAAATCCACAGGAAAGGGACCAGTTTGAACTAATTTACCACCATCAAATCGTTTGGCCTGTTCAGGGTAATTTTTAGTCACCCATGAAGGAGAGATTCGAAGTGAACGTACCAAAGGTTTACCAGTTTCCGCATCAATCTTTAATATAGATTCGAACTTCGGTTGTGGCATAACTAATGTTTGATATTGCGAGGTTTTATAAACTCGCCCTTCATCAGTTTCATACTCATCATACTCTTTGACATTGTTAGGGTCATGGTCATGATGTACAAAAACTGTATTACCTCTATCATCAAGGACAGCAACACGATCAAGTTGGTATTCATCATGTCTATCATCATAATCTTGGTTATATTCGTAATCTTCTTTATCATAAAGATCATCGTATATATATTCCATTTGATTGTAAAATGATTGACGGTCAATTCCATAAGTATTAATCATGTCCACTCCGTGATTGAAAGCGTAAAACATTGTAGGATCTTCAATACCAAAATTGGTTCGAAGATAATCAAAATAATAGTCTTCAGTTAACGTTCCTTCCATATACGCTTGAGATAAATCTTTAGCATACTCAAACTCTGCACCAAAGTTAGTTTTACGGCGAGGAACAAC